AGTCTCCTTAATTATCTATCGTCTTGGCTTGTCTGCTAGGTCAGTCGATAGATTGTTAATATTTCCTAGAATTAAATTCTAACTTAATTACCCTCAAAAAGAAAGGGAGCCGAAGCTCCCTTACTTAACGTTTAATAAAAAACGCTTACCCCAGATTATTATGCTCCTGGTGAACCGAAAATGCCTCTCCAATCACTAAATCCGAAAGAATATCTTTCTCTAGCTTTGTATCGTACATTTCCTGTTTCAAAGTCTCCTTCCATGCCTGTTTGCATTGGAGATCTAACGAAGTGTTTAAGTCCGTTAGGTGCATCTGTTTTGATGAAGAAAGCATCAGTATCTGTAAGATAATGGTTTACAACGTAACCTTCTGGGAACATACCCATGTTTTTCATTGCGTTGATGTCATTATCAGAAGTGTTTACTCTTCCTGGAGAATTTAATATTCTGTCAGCTACAAACTGTAACTGTGGAGGAATAATTAATTTTCTCGCTTGTACATTTACTTTAAGTCCTCTTTCATCCTTAAACGCTGAAATATCAATTAGAGCATTCTCTAATGAAGTTTCATTTAAGTCAGCTGCAGTACTTGGCTCATTAGCCTGATCTCCACCTGTTAAAGATGGGTGGTCAGTAGTCATGAGTGGTTTGCCGTCTCCTCCTGGGAAGGAAGTTGAGAAACCATTATTAAGTACATTTGCTGCTTTCACTTGCTTAGTATTAGCCATTGATCTAGCTAAAGCTCTTGTGTATCTTGAAGAAAGACTATCATAAAGATTATCTTCAATAGCCTCTTCTGTTAACGCAAACGCTAAAGCTACAGTCTCATGGCTGTATCTAGCTGTGAAAGTTTCTTGAGCTGTGTCATAAGATACCGCAGCACCCTCACCTTTTACAGGAGCTTGCCCGAAACCTGATAACATAACTTCTTCCTCAAACGCTCTGTCTGAATTTTCTGTATCAAAAATTTCAGCGTGTTCGTTTTCGTATCTATCGTACTCAAGACCAAAAAGTGCGTTTAGTCCTGGTTCGAGTTCTTTTACTAATTGAGCTCTATTTATTGCCATTCTATATCACCTTTTAGTCGTTACCGAAAGTAGAAGCTGGGAATATAAAGTAACCTCTAGCGTATTGACCTATAGAGTTTCCTGGAGTATCCACGAAAGCAACCTGTTTAGCAATACCACTATTAGTTGTAGTAGTCACACCTTCTTTTGAACGGTTATTGTTAGTATCACCTGCAGTTGTAGAGATTGTATGCACTTTACCTACATCGGCTTGAGTTGGAGTACCAGTGTACTGTGCCTCATAAACAATGTTGGGATCAGAATATACAAAAGCTTTAGCGTCTGCAGAACCTAGCGTAGTTGTGGTGCTTGGCCATTTTCTTGAGAAAATGATTTCACCATCTGTCGCTGTATATTCTACACCATAAAATACGCCTAGCGGTGCGTCTGTCGCCCCAGCTTGTAATACATATCCACTAGCTAGTTTCACTACATCTCCTGAAAAAATATCACCTGTAGCTCCACTTTGGATAGCAAACTCACTAGGTCTAATAGTACCGCCTGACATATGATACGCTGGTGTAAAACCATTTGGATCATTGACATTTGCCATAATTAATCACCTTTTATTATAAGTTTAAATACAGCAGATTTAATTTCCATCAAATCCACTACCTTTTCCAAAGGTAACTTGCGTTGATCTATTAGGTTTACTAATAGGCATCGCGTCGTTACTCTCTCGCATTAAATTATTGTCAACTGCCTGCATCTGAGCATTAGCCAAGTCGGCATAATAATCTCTTCTTTCTTGGACAGTTTCCATGGGCATTTTAGCGAGAATTAAGCCACCAACTCCTATGACTCCAGCGTGTTTACCGTCGTCTACTGTAGGTGCTTCAAACTCAGGATGATCTTCAGCTCTCACTGGTTCCCATCCTTCACGAATACGTTTTGACATATTCGCTGGGTCTGCTTGACCTACCATAGATTCACGTATCCATCTGTATACATATCCCTCTGGTGGGTTAGGTGCGTCTAATAATGACGGTGGGCTCCATGGTTTTCTACGAGTTTCATTTTCTCGAGTAGATGCAGATCTAGGAGTTCGATCTGATTGAGTAGTTTTAGTTTCTTCTACCATTTTTTTCTCCTTTACTTAATATGCTTAGCATATTCTTCTAGTGGCACACCTAATCTTTTTGCTATTGCTACTTGACTCGGCGTGAGTTTAACTTTTTTACGTGACCTAGCTCTAGTGGTATTAGCACCTCTGCTTGAACCAGTTACAACTTCGTTCACGTTACCTTGGGACTCGTTACCTAATTTATGAGGAAACGCTTCCTTTAACCTTTTATCTACTTCTGCGTAATATTCATCAGAAGTAGGATCGTAGCCTTCATTCTCAACTAACTGTCTATGAAAAGCAAAAGCTGAAGTAGTCATAGCTAGGTCGTTACCGAACCATTCATTACGACTAGCCCATTCCTGTGCTTTAGGGTCTGGTTGTTGTGGTATAGGTTCTGGTTCGTTTGAAGGTTGTAAATTACCTTGCTGAACTGGTTCCTGTACCTCACCTTGTCCCTCAGTTTCATCAGTACGTTGAGCCTGTACTCTAGAAAGAGACTCCTGTTCAACAACATATTTAGCAACTTCTTTTTGAGCTTGTAACATGGCGTCTGTATCGCCTGTTTCATAAGCTTTTTTGTAGTCGGCTTCTGCTGCCTTCAACTGAGTTTCTACTCTAGCTGAGTATTCATCATAAAGGTTTTTATCTGTTTTTGAAAGGGTATTTTTAGTTTTATTTAATTCTTCTTGTATACCCTTAGCATATTCGACTGCTGCTTGCTCTCGTCTTTCAGCTTCTCGTACCTTATAGGTGAGTTTGTTAATACGCTTTTTAACGCCTTCACTATACTCCTCTATTTCTTCTTCGGGTGTTGTTTCTTGTTCAGTTTTTTCGTTGGTTACTTCTTCTACTATCGTCTCTTCAGTTTCCTCAGTTTCAGCCTCGGGGATCTCAACTTCGGTTACCTCTTCATTTTCTTCTACTTGTTGCATAGCTTCTTCTGCCATGTTATTTCTCCTTATGTGCGTGATTTATATTAAGCTGATTGAATATCTTCAGGATTATCAATAACAGCTAATATTTCATCATCGTTTAATAAACGCAGTTCACCACCCTCTATTTTGAGTCTAGCTCCTGCGTACCTGCCAAATATCACCCAATCTCTAGGCTTACACCAAGCTCCGTCAGGAAACTTAGATTCATCTTTATAAGCGTCGGGACCAAGTGAAACTACAAAACCAACATTAGTAGCTATACGCTCTTTTTCTAAGGTTGACTCTGCTAATAAAATACCGCCCTTAGTTTTAGCTTTACGGCTAAAAGGTAAGATTAGCATTCTATAACCTGTGGGTTTAGGGAGTTTACTTTGTAACTCCTCATCACTGTGTATATCTTCGGGGCTAAATGTTTTTTCTTCTACTTGAGCTTCTAGTTTTACATCAGCAAACCTATCCACTGTATTAGGTATAGGCTGACCGCCTTTACCAAAACTTGCGACTTCTTTAGTCATATTCTTCTTCCTTTTTGTGCAGGTCTCTTATACTATGTATCGCAAACGACAGACCTGTTATTTCGCCTACGATTTTTTGATAACTTTCAAAGTTCTGTATACCGCCACTAGCTAAAGATTCTTTTAATTGTTCTTGTCGTTCCTCTAGCTCTTTTAATAATTTGTCTAACATATACTAAGCCCAAACTTTAGTTTTAGCTCCGCCCCAGTACTCTACTGCGTGACCCTCTTTTATTAACATCTGGCAAATATCTTTACCTTCTGTGGTGTGTGGAACTCCTAATATCCTACCGTATTTACCTTTACCTAATGATTTAACTTGCAGTTTAGTACCACAAAGTTCTTTTAAACGCTCTTTAGCTTTTAAACCTAATGCTTTTTCTGCTAAATTACGTGTTCTACTTTCTGGTGTATCTATGCCAGCTAACCTAACTCTTTGTTTAGTTAAGGTTACACTAAAACCTAAATCAATATCAACGTCTATAGTATCTCCGTCTATGACCCTAACTAGTGTGCAGTTATAGTAATAGGGGTCACTCATTAACAGCCCCAGTCTCTACGTGCCCAGTAATTAGCTTTCATTCTATCATTACCTAGCCTTTCACTTCTTTTACAATAAGATCTTTTACGTTTAGGGTCGTTTTTATGCATACCTAATTTAGCATCACCAAAAGTTATTTTTTTAATATTACCTGTGCTAGGGTTTTTAACAAAAACTACTTTACGTTTTTTACCGTACCCCGTTTCACCTTTACGTAGAGGTCTAGGGGTGTTTAGTTTTACTGTTTTACCCTGATACTTAGCCATTAAAAAAACTTAGTTACTTTACGTTTATTTTCCATTACAGCACCACAGCCTCTGCCTATAGCTTTTTTAACTCTACCGCCGTTTTTCATAAAGCCCATGTTATTTCTAACCGTAGTAGGTAACATAGATAAACCTTTACCTTTTTTACCCTCAGGCACTGGTTTTAAATTTTTAGTTTTTCTTTTTTGACTTACTTCATTCATACTAACATCGCCTCCGCCGACTTTTTTAGTTCTTTTTTTCTTACCTTTACCTAAAAGGTCAGCATCAGCTTTACGTGCGCCACCTTTACCAGTAGCGAAACTTCTAACTCTACCACAGCCCCATGAGTGCGAGCTCTGTCCGGGTCTTGACCCTGAGCTAAAGTAAGCTCCTTGACCTCTTTTATAAACTTTATTTAAAGTAGAAACAGATTTACCACTGCTTTTAGCGTATTTTTTTACACATGCTGGCGTTGCCATTATCTTCTCCTTCTTTTTACTTTACGTTTAGGTCTATCCTTAGCCCTTGAACGTTCTACCGCCTCATAATCTTTTTTAGTCATTTTACCTGACTTATATTTTTTACGAGTGCGTAAAATCTCACGCTCTCTAGCTGAGGGGTTTTTAGCCCCTTTTAAATAAGCTTTAGGTACACCTTTACGGCTTTTACTAACTTTAGGAAACTTACGCTTACGTTTTACCGCAGGCATTACTCCTTACCGCTAGGACAGATATTATAATCTAATCCTTTAGTAGCAGCACCGCCTCCTTTAGCTTTACCTTTACCCATACCGAAGACTTTTTTAAATAAAATTTCTCCTGTAGTAACGGGCTTAGTTCTATCGATCCTATTAGCTTTAGGTACGTTTACTTCTTTCATAGTAGCTCCTTACTATTTTTTCTTTTTCTTTTTACCACGGTTCATCTTCTTTTTCATCATAGATTTACCGCCTTTTTTAAGCTTCATCATGCTTCCACGATTTTTCTTAATCATTCTTCCTGGCATTTTACTCTCCTTTTGTTGTTGTGTCAGATGATCTGACGTCTTTTAATATATCATAAAACTCTTTACGAACGTTACCCTCTTCTTTCATTTCTGCTGCTTCACGCTGTTGGGCTATTTTCATTTCAGCTATAGACTCTTGTGATTGTATTCTTTGTGAGTCTACTTGAGCTCTGATTAAATCGCTTTGAGCTCTCTGTTGTATTTCTTGTTCTTTTAATTTTACTATAGGATCCACTTGTTCCATCTCCTGTGCTCTAGCCATAGCTTCTGCTTGACCCGTTACTACTTGTGTAGCTTGAGCTGCAGCAGTGGCTATCTGGTTCATTACTTCGGGTGGCATCGGTCCAGCCTGCATATCTGGTAAAGGTTGACCTAATACCTGTTCTATCTGTTGTTTATACAGCATAGCTTGATGTTCTTGTATGTTAGCTTGTATTGATATCATAGCCCCTTGGTTCTGTGACATCTGTGGGTTCTGTAAAAAGGCACTATGAGCGGTAATATAAGCTTCGTGG